TCGGCGCGCTGTTCCCGTTCTATCGCAAAGCGGATGGCCTCCTCGCTTGCCTGCGGTTGCAGTTTCAGCATGTCATTGATGCGCTGTTGCATCACTGCCTCGCTTATTGGTTGGAGCGAGGTGATCTCCAATCGACCACCCCGCAATTTGTAATCTTGAATATTCATTTATTATCTCCATGCAGAGGCGGCTTACGCCCCCTCTATTTCCCGTGTTCTGTTTTTTACGTTGTGCGGTGCTTGATAAGTTTCTCTCCAGATGCCGCACTCATATCGAACCTTTACCCGTTTCGGTGTGGTTTTCAGCACCCGCCCAGCAATCCAGCAATAGTCATCAACTCCTTGCGTTGCTGGCACTTTGACCCAAACTTTTTGGTTCTCTGTAAACATCGGTTCATCTCCTTTTGCTGTGTTCCGATAGTCTAAATATAGGTGTTCGTATAAGAAACGTCAAGCATATTCGCACAAGAAATATCAATTTATTTGATTTTTTTTTGATACTAGATATAGTCAAATTATTATGCCTATACCTAAACCTAGACAGGGTGAGAGTACGGACGATTTTATGGGGCGTTGCATGGGCAACGACACCATGCTTGCGGAATATCCAGACCAAAGTCAGAGGGCGGCAGTTTGCATGACACAGGTAAAAACTGAAATGACAGATGAATTTGAAACCAGTTATCTGGACACAATCGCAGAGATTAAAGCGTATAACGACGAGGATGATGAGGATAAAGGCGAGTTTGAGGGCTATGCCTCTATCTTTGGAAACAAAGACCTTGGAAACGATGTCGTCGATATGGGCGCGTTCAAACGATCACTGCGGCGGCGCGGTGCGAAGGGTGTGAAACTCTTGTACCAGCACGATACAAAACAGCCGATTGGTGTTTTTGACAAAATCCGTGAAGATGAAAAAGGTTTATATGTCAAAGGTCGGCTGGCTCTAGGCACTCAAAAAGGCCGCGAGGTCTTTGAGTTGATGAAGATGGGAGCCATTGATGGACTGTCAATCGGATATAAGGTTGACAGCAAGGGCTATGAATACGACCAAGGCGGTAAACGCCGCCGACTTAAAGAGGTCGATTTGATGGAGATTTCGGCTGTGACTTTTCCGATGAACCCGCAGGCAACAATATCTGCGGTCAAATCGGACGGACGCACCGTTAGGGAGTGGGAGGGGTTCCTTCGGGATGAAGGCGACCTATCGCGCTCAGATGCAAAGATAGCGGCAAAAGCCGTATCTGATGCTTTGAGTCGTCGGGATGACGAGTCCGAAGCTGACTTGATAAACGCTATAAAGCAAGTAACCACCATTCTGGAAGGATAGAAGATGACAGAAGAAGTCAAAAACTATGTCGAGCAGATGGGGCGTACTTTTGAGGAATTTAAGTCAACGATGGAAACTCGTTTGGCAGAGATTGAATCAAAAGGCCACGCTGACCCTCTGACCGAAACCAAATTGGAAAACATCGAGGGCGACCTTGATAAGTTGGAAGATTTTAACCAAAAGCTGACTCTGCAAGAGCAAGAGTACAAGCAACTCAACGAGAAGCTAGACCGTTTTGAAACCATGCTGAAGCGTCCTGACGCGGCACTGGAAGTAGAGCAAGTCGATACCGCAGTCAAAGCGTTTGACGCATATCTGCGTAAAGGCGAAAATGAGCTTTCTCCAGACGAGAAAAAGTCTCTGACTGTTGGCGATAACACCGCCGCAGGCTTTTTGGCTCCGCCAGAGTATGTCAACGAACTCATCAAAACTGTAACCGAGATTTCTCCGTTGCGGTCGATTGCTCGTGTTCGCCCGACAACTCAGAAGTCGGTACAAATGCCATCACGCACAGCCACTTTCTCTGCCGTATTCGTTGCAGAGCAAGGCACACGCTCAGAAACCACAGGCTACACCACGCAACAGGAAGAAATCCCTACGCATGAAATGTACGCTCTGGTAGATATCTCTGAGCAGTTGTTGGAAGATAGCGTGTTTAACCTTGAGGCAGAAATGCAACAAGAGTTTGCAACGCAGTTTGCCAAGGCAGAAGGCACGAAGTTCATTACTGGTACTGGCGTTGGCGCACCAGAAGGCATCACCATCAATGGCGATGTAGGTACGACAAACTCAGGAAACGGTACTGCACTGACAGCCAATGGCCTGCTTGATCTCGTACACGCAATCAAGTCGGACTATACGAATAACGCGACTTTCGTGTTTAACCGCACGACTCTTGCCGCCATTCGTAAGCTCCAAGACACTGCGGGTCAGTATGTATTCCAAGCTGGAATGCTGTTGACAGGTGGCGTACCCAACACAATCCTTGGGTATCCATATGTTGAGATGCCCGATATGCCAGATGTAGCGGCAAGCGCGAAACCTGTTGCATTCGGTGATTTTAGCCGTGGTTACATGATTGTTGATCGTGTGGGCTTGGCAGTGCTCCGTGACCCGTTCACGCAGGCAACTAGCGGCAATGTTCGCTATTACGCCCGTAAGCGTGTTGGTGGTCAGGTTGTGCTGGCAGAAGCTCTCCGCACTCAAACCATTAGCGCATAAGGAGTATTGATATGTATGATTTGTCAAATTCCATTAATCCCGCAGTCTCTCTTGCCGCCGCAGTTCGTTCTGCCGCAGGCAACGGAACTGGCGTAGACCTTAAAGGCTACGAAGGCGCAACCATCCTCGTAGATGTTGGTGCAGAAGGTGATACCCTGTCTGGTAGCGTATATTTCGAAGTTTCATTGGAGCATTCCGATGACGACTCCACATATACTGACTGCGCGCAGGCAGATATCATTGATGGCACTATTGCATCAGGTGGAATCTTTTTGAAGCTGGATGGCACAGCAGGTGGCGACCCTGATACAACAGGGCTTATCTATCGTGTTGGCTATGTCGGCGGCAAAAGATATGTTCGCGTTGTTCTTGCAAAAACTGGCACACACAGCAACGGAACGCCGATTGGCGCGATGGTTGTTCGTAGCCATGCAAGGCACACAGGAGATAATGCGTTTACACCACATAACGCATAAATCCCTCCCAAGGGGGCGGTGTCCTTCAGCACCGCCCCAATAGGTGCAATATGATTAAGATTATTATGAGATGCGAAGCGGCGGCAGATGAGCATGGCTCGACAACCCGATACTATGAAGTTGGGGAAACTGTTGATACAACCTTGCCTTGGCAGAAAAAAATTGCTGACCAGCTTGTAGAGGCTGGATTTGCGGCAGAAGCAAAAGTAGTAAAGCCGAAAGAAACCAAAGCCAAGAAAACAACGAAAAAGTAGGTAGAGATGGCTGGTCTTACTATTGTTACGGACGTTACGGATGAGCTTCTCAGCGCAGATAATGTGCGGAGCTATGCTCGGATCGATGATGGTGTTGATACCACCGAAATAACCAACATGATTAAGTCGTCGCGGATGTTTGTAGAAAACTATTTGGGACGGAGCCTGCTCAATAGAACGCTTAAATTCAGCGTGGATTATGTCGATGAGGTAGACCAGCCATTGTGGGAAGGCATGAGGATTGGCCCCGACATGACCATCAGGCGGCGATATCTGCAACTCCCAAGGCCACCTGTTGTGTCTGTTACCCATGTAAAGACATTTGATGACGCAGACACGGAAACCACTCTGGCGGCATCCAAATACTATGTTGATAATCAACGAGAGCCAGCGCGAGTGGTACTGAGAAACGGCGAGACATGGCCTACAGCCTTGCGAGTCGCAAACGCGATTGAGGTAACGTATGTGTCAGGATATGGCGCATCTCGCTCAGATGTACCAGAGGCCATCATACAGGGCTTGCTCCAGCATATTACTTTCATGTATGAACAGCGAGGCGACCAAATGGGCGCAACCAGATTGACACAAGTATCCATACCGCCTCAAATAAGGTATCTGTTAGACCCGTATAAAACGCTAAACTTTAGCACAGACCCATTCAACGACAGCGTATCAGGATACTGATATGATTGGGGCAATGCGGCATCAGGTTAAGATACAGTCGCAGTCACGTTCTGCGGATGGCGGCGGGTCATCAGATGTTACGTTCAATGATGTAGCCACAGTCGCCGCGAGCATTGAGCCTGTCGGGGGGCGGGAAAGATTCTTCGGGGATCAGCTAGAGGAACGCATTACGCATCAAATTACAATAAGATTCCGCAGAGATGTTTCATTTAAGAACAGAATTAAATACGACTTTGCAGATGGCGGTGTAAATTACAGCCGTATCTTTAAGATTGTGCGCGTTATCAATAGAGATACCCGCAACAGGTTCCTTGATTTGTTATGTGAAGAAGGCATAGCGACATGAGGATCACAACAAAAATCAAAACCAAACCAAGGCACACCGCGATTACACGCCAGTACGAGCAACAAGCAAAACGAGCAGTTTTTTTGGGTTGTTCTAAAATACAGGAGATCGCAGTAACGGAAATTCTACGCGGTGCAAAGAGTGGGCGCGTATATATGCGCGGCTCAGTATCACACCAAGCATCCGCCGCAGGGGAGTATCCAGCAAGCGATACAGGGAATCTGGCCGCCAACATCAACGTACAAGTGGCACCAAATGGGCTGTCAGGCGTTGTAGAGAGCAAGGCAAACTACTCATCATTCCTTGAGTTCGGCACAAGCAAGATGGCGGCAAGGCCGTTTCTGTTCCCATCCGCAGAGCGCGCAAAGGCGTTCATACGCAAGAAGTTTAGGGAGTTAAGCGCAAGATGAGTCTGCATAGCTGGCCTTTGCAACAGGCGATATTTTCCAAGCTGAATGGCGCAAGCATTGTGGATTATGATGGTGCGGCGATCACTGGCGTATTCGATGATGTGCCAGAGCAGACAGCATACCCCTACATTGTGATTGGCGAAGAAACAGCGACAGAGGCAGGCACAAAAGATACGGATGCCCACGAGCACACATTAACGATTCATGTGTGGTCGCAATACAGAGGGCTACAAGATATCAAGAAAATCATGCAACAAATCTATACTCAATTACATAATACTGCTATAACGGTAACTGGTGCTAGTTTGGTGAACATCAGGCATGAGTTTGAGAACACCTTATTAGAGCAAGACGGCATTACACGGCATGGGATCATGCGATTTCGGGCTGTGGTTTTTGATTAGGAGTTAAAAAATGGCGGCTCAAAAAGGTTCAGCCCTACTTATGAAAATCGGTGATGGTGCAAGTCCCGAAGTATTCACCACGATTGGCGGGATGCGTAGCACATCCTTGGCAATGAATGATGAAGCTGTAGACGTTACCAACAAAGACAGTTCTCGTGCTCGTACCTTGCTTGCACAGGGCGGCGTTAACAGCATGACGGTATCTGGAAGCGGTGTATTTACGGACAGCGCATCAGAAACTACCCTGCGTGGCAAGTTCGATTCTTCTTCATTTTCCAACTATCAGTTTCTAGTACCTGACTTTGGTACGTTTACTGGCGCGTTCATGTTGCAATCATTGGAATATGCAGGCGAGTACAATGGCGAAGTAACTTACAGCTTTACTTTTGAATCCTCTGGCACAATCACATTTGCATCGGTGTAACATGGCTTGGGAAACAGTAGTTATTGATATTGGTGACGAACAGCAGGCAGGCATGTTTGACGAAAAAGACCTGCTACTCAATATCAGTGCCGCCAGTGGCATTGATGCTGTTACATCGGTAATGATCAACAAGGTCAAATATAACGTTGTTGATGTTCAAGATGTAGGTGGTCGAGGCGAGGCATTTGATGTGAAGTTGGGGAAGGCCAAAAAATAGGAGTGCCAAATGGCAAATGCAATTCGAGGCGAATTGGATATCGAGCTAAACGGCTCAAAGTATAAGACCAAATTAAGCCTCAACTCTCTTATGGTACTGGAAAGAGAGTTGGGGAGGTCGCTTATCAAAGTGACTCAGGATTTGCAGACTGGCGATTTGCCGCTTGTTGATATTATTCTGATTCTCTCAACGGCTCTCAAGGGCGGGGGTCAGGAGATAAGCGATACAGAACTCAAACAGCTTGTATGGCAGGCAGGGTATGTAAGCGCGCTTGGTGAGGTTGCCAAGATTATTACAAACTCAATCGTAGGGGACGATACGGAGGGAAAGCTAGAGGCGGTAACGTAGTCCAAGAAATCCCGTGGAAAAGCCTCATAGGGTCGGGAATAGGTGTCGTAGGCATACCGCCAGAACAGTTTTGGAGCATGGGGCTACAAGAATTATTTATCGTCTTAGACGGCTTTATAGAGGCGAACAGGGTAGGTGAGAAACCGCTAGGGGCAAACGAGTTAGAAGAA